AAGAGGTCTATACTCCTATCTTTAAAGACTGTAATAGGTGCAAGATATCCAAAGATACTAAAATGTTTCACAGAATAAATGATACAAGAAGTAAATCAGGAGTTGGTCCATATTGCAAGATATGTGACAATGAAATGAGAGTTGCAAATAGAGCAAGGCCAGTCGGAAGATTTAAGTCCATGATATCTGATGCAAAACGCTGGAAGCACGATTGGAGCCTAACATATGAAGAATTTCTTACTTTCTGGCAGAAGCCGTGCAACTATTGTGGTGCCGAAATAAAAACCTGTAGTCTTGACAGGGTTGATACAAGCCTTGGATATTCTCTAGAAAACGTAGTTTCATGTTGTCACGACTGTAATCAGTTCAAAATGGACCAGACACTAGCTGAGTTTAAGACCCAGATTGAAGCATTGTATTTAAACTTAGAAGGAATAAGGCTGATTAGACCTTTTGATTTTAGCACCACAAACCAGGAGCATTGTTATATATGTGGTGAATTAAAATCATTACACAAAAAGAAGTGTAGGGATAGCTTGAAAAGAGTATTTTGTAAAACAGAGGAGGAGCGCATCGCAAGAAGAAGGATGGTGGTGCTCGACAACTCTAAAACACCAAGGGGAAGATACTCTACTTATAAGAAGAAGGCAAAATTCAAAGAAATAAACTGGTCGCTTTCGCAAGATGATTTTTATCTAATGTGGAAGAGGCCATGTTCATACTGCTTAAGGCCGATAGATGGTATTGGGGTGGACAGAATTGATAGCTCGATTGGCTATCGGGCTGATAATGTAACGCCATGTTGTGGTAGGTGTAATACCGGCAAGATGAGTCATTCAGCGTCAAAGTTTGCTGACTTAATTGGTAAGATTTTTTTAAATCTTGTGTCAGTTTAGCAGCAGAGAGAAAGACAGCGCGGTAATTAATTTACTACCGCGCTGTTTATCAACTATCTTTTAATTGCTCTTCTGCTCAATCACAACCTTCCTCCCGTATGGAGCCTGACTGAGATGGCTTTCATTCTGCTTACAGGCGGCCCAAAGAATTCTGCACTTTGGCTTGGGTGGAAATGGCGCACAGCAATCCGTGAAGATGATTAGTCCATCGTACTTCATATCATCGGCAAGCTTAATTGGAGCACTAAAATCAGTTCCTCCCCTCCCCTTCACCTCAAGCTTCCTCAGCTTGCTTTCAAACGGTGTTGGCTGCGTAGTTAGTCCGTGATCGAACTGAACAAGATCTACTTTAACATGAGAGATCATTCCGTTGATCTCCTGAAGGAAATACTGAAGTTCTTGATCGGATACTGAGCCAGAAGTGTCGATTCCAACGAGAATCTTGCTGATATAGTCTCGCTTTGCACCGGGATTAGAGTAACCAAACCGGCGATTTGGACGCATTCTGGTACTGCGCTTACCCATCATAATGATCTGATTGATGAAGTATCGTACCTCTCGCTTCCAATTTACTACTGGCTTATTCGCAGCGATAATCTGCTGTGCGAGGTTTCCAGAGACATCTCCCCAGCCTGACTTCTCTTGCGCCTTGATTGCCTGTTCTGCAATATTGCGAACCTTCTCTTTGATGATATCATCATCGCAATCACCCCACATAGAGTGATCGTCAGCAAGATCACCCTTACCATCTAGGGCATCCTCACCCTTCTCTTCTTGCTCTTTCTTCAGCTTTTCATAGTACCACTCGGAGGACTCATTATCCTGAAGTCCAAAGGTCTTAGGATAGAGGCATCCCTCTGGCAGACCTTCGATGTGACAGTTGATTGCCATATCAGCAGCGTAATTAAACCCCTTCATGTTATAGCCGAAGTATTGATTACGGGAGATATGATGCAAAAGAATATGAAGAGCCTCGTGCTTAAGGACTGCCCTAAGTTGAGTTGCCGTCATCTTCTTAAGAAAGTCTGGATTGTAATAGAGGGCCAAGTCTACGCGACGAGTAGTACCGACTGCCATAGTCGGCATATCTTTTCGCTCGATCTTGTTCAGATAGAGGAATACTGTTCCGTAAATTGGGTAAAGAAGCATGAGACTGGAGATTGCGGATTCAAGATTGTCCCGCGCAGCACGATCATACGACATAATTTCTCCGATATAAAATGATAGAGGTTAGATGAAAAAAAAGAGGGGGAGGGATCACCTCCCCCTCTTTATGGCGTTTTAGGAAATACCGTAAACCTTCTTGACTACATCGCAGAATTCAAGGTCTGCTTGCCAAGTCATAACAGTCTTTTTCGTCTTTGGGTGAGTCAAGAGCGACGACCAGAGATTAGATGCAACATCCTTAGGAATCATCTCGAAGAACTTCTTGATAGCTTCAGTCTGCTTCTCCTTGATCTTAGAGGCAGGACGAGAGGCAATCTCTTCGACAAGAGAATTCGCAAGAGCGGCGATAACCTCGATATCAGAGCAAGCTGTCTCAATCTTGGGGAACATCTCTTCAAACTTGTCGAGAATGTCACAAGCCTTAAGCTGAGAGAATTCGTTTGTCATGAACTTCTGGAACATAACGGCGATTTCACGACCAACCCAACCCTTAGAGATCTGAGTTACCAGACCATCGGTATCGTCTGTCAGATTCATGGCGAGAATCGTATCAGAGAGCGATACCCAAGAGCGACGAGAGGGGTAAACACGGCCCGACTCAAGATTGCCAACCGGAGGATCAAGAAGGTTGTTGTTACGAGCGACAAACTCAACAACAGCAGGGTGAACCTTAGCGGCGCGTGCCCAATCAATCCATTCCTTAGGAGTGGGGTCAAAGTCAACCACAAACCAGCGGTCAAGAAGGGCGGGGTCAAGCTCGACAACATCGTAATCATCATCAGCATTGATAGCCGCTACAACACGCCAACCTTCCGGCAACATTTCCCCGTCGAGGCGATGATCAAGACAGATCTCAAAGACAGCCTGAAGAACGTCTTTCGCAGCACGGTTAAGCTCGTCAAAGAAGAGGATACCCTTGCTGTTAGGATCACGAGGCCACCAATAGGGCTTAAGGAACGTAGTGATACCCTTCTCAGCATCGAGATAAGGCAGACCCTTGATATCACCAACCTCACATTGAGAGAGGCGAACGTCGAAGAAGTTGATACCCTGTTCAAGAGCTGCCTGCTTGATAACAGACGACTTACCTACTCCGTGCTTTGCGCGAAGCATGATGGACTTGCTAGTGGGCATTTCGCGAAGGATTCGCTTGGTAAGATTTGCATTCATGTTGACTACTCCAGCTTATACAGTTTTTTGAGTTTACGTTGAGTTACGTTGAAGCCCGCTTATCGGGATGCGACGACAACCGCCGCACCCACCTATATCCTATGCCAACCTACTTTTTAGATATTTTTTAAGGTCGGTTCTCTGCATTTTCAGTTGGGGCATTATCCTGCTGAGTTAACACGGAAGCCAGCCCTCCAAGTGAGGATTTTAGTTTATGTAGAGTATCTTTTAAGGCAGAAACTTCTGGAGTGTCAGATGTCCAACGCTCTTTAAATTCTGCAAACTGATCTTTCAGACTGCCATCCGAAGAATCTTCATTAAGATCGCCTCTCATAAGTGCCACCTCAGAATGCACAATATGAACTTCGGCAGCAAGATCATCCACCTTCTTTTCTATTGCCATGAGTGATGTAAGAATTGATTCAATTTTTTGTTCTAAAAACATTTTTATCTCCTTTAAACTTTTTCTACGCCAAGTCCTACGACTTGGATGTTATATTTTGGTTGTTCTATCCTTGCCTCTGCCCCTGTTTCTTCTGAAACCCTTCTTATTGTCACTTTCTCTTTTGGCAGATTATCAAATAATGTAGATCTTTTTTCTGGAGGAACAGCTACCTGACCTTCTATCTGAATTGAAGAACTGATCTCTTCAAGCTGCAATTTAACTTTATCAAGTTCTTTCGCCATAAGCAAAGCTCCAGACTTAAGTTCCCCAACAATCCTGAGTAGTGAATCAATCTTTTCCTTCATTGTGAATCTTCCGAAGGCTCTAATTTAAGAGAGATTTTTTCTTCATCTGATACAATACTTCTCTTAAATGAGTATGGCCCTTTTTTCAGTTCTCTTTGCGAAGAGAGATATTCAATGTTATCCTCAAGCTCTCTTAGTGCTTTTTCGTCATTTTCTTTATTATATTCGCAAAATTCATTTTTATTAGAAAAAACATTTCCATTTATTACACAGGGATAGTTAAGGCTATCAGTCCAGGCGGTCATATTATATATTTTATCACCTAATGGTGCTTCAATCTTAAATAACCCTGAGATAGTTTTTACGGCATCAGATAGCTCCCTATTCTCTGGATCATTTATAATCTCGATTAACGCTCTGGTATTTTGTACCACATCTGCTTTTGTTTCTAAAAAGTCATCAGAGAGGCTTATTGTGCTGTCAGGTGACACCTTATTTGTGAGTCGAATTTTATTTGACTCATCTTCCGATAACTCAGATCTCATGACATTGGTGTAATTTGCATAATCTTTTTTCATAAATATTATCCTATTTTTATTATTCTTTTCTTGTCCCAAAAGCGTGCGACTCTGATAGACCGGCCGATGTTATCTTAATAAACGTTGCATTATCTCTTAGCTGCTGGATATTTCTGGAGTTTGCATAAGTCATTCCTGACCTCAGCCCTCCGCAAAACTGTTCTAATACGTCGTTCACTGATCCTACAATCGGAAGCATTGTTGATACTCCCTCGGCACAAGTCATTGCTTTCAATCCGCCTCGTTTGTCTTGCTGCACTTCGCGACTCGCCATTCCTCTGTAGGTTTTCTTTACTATTCCGGCTTTTTCATCCAAAACTTGGATTCCGGGAGATTCATTTGTTTGTGCTAGAATTCTTCCACACATAATAGCATCGGCACCGGCAGCAAGAGATTTAACAAAGTCTCCGGGATAACGGATGCCACCATCGGCAATAATGGCGACATTAGAGAATTGCGGATTGCGCTGCTTAGCGTAATAAGCATCCATTACAGATTGGAGTGTTGGCACCCCAAAAGAAGTTTGAATTCTTGTCGAGCAGATGCTGTTGTGAACGACAATATTATTGATACTATAAGAGTGATCATCCTCAACGGTAAGATCGTGAACTTGACCGCTATAGTTAAATGTCTCTTTTGAAGTTATTTCTACTAGCTTGAATTTCATCTATTGCCTCACTAATTTTTTCAAATTCTTTTTCAAAGTCAGTTTTTCTACTTTCAGGTTCTACAATTCTTATAAGCTTAATTCCTAATTCTTTTGCAAGGTTTGTCTTTCTTACGTCGTTTGTTTTATAACAAGTATGCCAATAGTATCCGTCATACTCGATTAGCAGAAAGTCGAAAACAAAGAGATCGTAAAAAAATCTATTTATCTTATGGCTCCATATAATATTTTCCTTTCCATATTTTTCTATTAAAAAGTTATAAATTTTTAATTCTGGAGAAGATTTTGATTTTCTCATTTTTTTTGAATCTTTTATTTTTGCAATCTCATCCGCTGTTGCTATTCCAAATAATTCAATATATTTAAAGATAACCCGTTTATCTACTCCAACTTTTTTTTGCAAATCATCTGCGTTTATTGCGGAATTCTTATACTCCAAGAAATAAGATCTTAACTTTTCCTCTGTAAACCCTAATCTTTTCAGCTGTCTTTCCATAATTATATCATTGTTTTCTTCTCTATATTTTTTATTTCCATCTTTTATCTTGTCTATCACTTCATCGGTATGAGACTTTCCATAGAATGGATTTTTATCTCCAGAAAATCTTCCCTCAAGCGTCTTTTTTATTTTATCTATTGTTTCTTTAGTATGCGTCTTTCCCCAAAATGGATTTTTATCTCCATTGTAGTCTTTTACCGCACCACCCATTTTTCTTTTTGCTTTCTCTTGGTGTTCTTTACCGTAAAATGAATTGTTTTCTCCGGATGGATCTTTCTTTGGCATTGGACTAGGTACTCCTTGTACCTAAGCTAGTTCTATTAGTAGGTGCTCATCTTTATTCAGATTCTCTGCCTCAATCCAGAATGCATATTGGTGAACATTATCCTCATTAACGAGTGAAGAATCACTCTTATTAACCACATAAAATTCGTGATTTTTTGTGCATTTTATATCATTGATTGATACGAGTTCTTCATCTCTATCAAAAGTCATTGTGTTAATAACGTTTTTCCAAGACCCGGTATGAGTCAGGACTAAATCTCCAATTGATACTAACTCTATTGGTTTGTGGCCATCCTTCGTTAGAACCATAGACCCGGTAACAAAACAACCGCCGCCGATTGATAGTCTTACTGCATTAGCTCCAGACTCAGCAAGGTGCATAAATCCATCACCTGTTGCGACGTTTCCTGCAATAATCTGCATATTTGGTGCGATATCCCTGACCT